ATCCCACTTCTATCTGAGATGGAAATTGCATTTTTCCCTGTAGAAAATTTTCCACCCATTATGATACACTCGGATAATATGCTTTAGGAGTTATATAAGAACTTGTTTCAGAACCTGCCTGTGTTTCAGCTCTTAATAGCTCATCTTCATAAATTAATTTTAATGCTTGTGTTCTGTCAGGAGCAATTTTTAAACTTAAATAATAAGCTAAACCTGAACACATCGCGGGATAAAATCTGTAAATAACATCTGCAGTATTTACATAGGATCCTGCGTCTGTATTAGTATCTATTCTTTTAACATACCACATGTATAAATAATTAGATGCTTGTGCGCTCCCCGGAGTTAAATAAATCCATACTCTTGTATAGAGTCTTTTTCTCTGAATATAAAATTGACTTGGGTTTCCTGTAGATTTTTTATTAGCTAACGCTGCAAAAGCAGAATTATCTATTTTAGACATTGTAGTATCTGTAGGATTTGTAGCACTAGAGGAAATATTTCTATAACTTACTCCCACCACATCATCTACATTATATAAAGCATTAGTAGTCCCTGTATCTGTAAGATCAGGGGTTTCATTTGCATTTGTTTTACCAGCTTCAGTTGCTGCAGCTGCATTCCATGCAAAATCATAAGTATTTTGATCTTCTACAAGATTAATGTTTGAAAAGTCTATTTTCCATTGAAGTAATCCACGATTACCCCATTCAGAAAATAGTATATTTAAAGATCTTCTAACGGTAAAAAGGTCATAACCGGAACGACTGTTGACTCCACATCTTTCAAAGGCTTCCTCGATGACATCATCTAACGCCGGATCAAATTTTACATTACCCGAAACAGCCATCTAATTTCCTATCCGTAAATAATTGTTGCTTCTGTGATAGTTGCCAGTGTGTATTTTAAACTTGTTGCACAATAAATACCATTACCTGGTATTAGAATATATCCTGCTAATTCAGTTGTAGAACCATCAGGCACATCAATTTTAAATACACTTGCAGCATTATCTAAAAGTTCAATAGATCCACCAGCAGCTGTACTGTTCCAGTAAACTCCTAAAATTCTAGCTGGACCCGCGAAAATAGTTCCCGAACCAGCAGCCGTTATCTGAGAAGATTTTACATCTCCTGAAAATGTACTCATGTTTTTTATCTCCTTAATCGTGAGCTCCCGAAGGAGCTCACATTATTTTATTAATTAGCAGTTAAATTGTTCGCCTGAACATATTGAACTGTAATTCTTGCACTACCAGCTGAAGCCGAGTTAGCTATGGTAATACCATATAACTCTACATCAGAAGTACCTGTGTTTGTCCAAACATCAACTGCTGCCGGGCTCATCACCGCAGATGTTGCGGTAGCTCCGACTTGAGTTGCTGCTGAAACATCAGTAGCATCTCCCGAACTATTACCAACTGAAATAGTTGCTGTACTTGAAGCAGTAAACAACGATTCCACTATAATAGTCATGCTTAGGATTTGACTTTTCGCAGGAATGATAATTCCTAACGCTGTCGCTGTCGTAGTTGCATGAGTCAGCTCTGTATCAGATGATTGAGACATAACAACAGAACCCGCATTTGCCACATTCGTACCAAGTGTAGTTCCAGTTGTGTTTCTAATTGTTCCAGCCTTAATTGGTCCGGAAAAAGTAGTTGTGCCCATAATATCCTCCTAGTTTAGCGAACGTAGTCTCTAGGCCGTCGACTATACTCGCCTACGTTCTGATTAATTGTATAGTGAATAAAATATATATGAAATTTGAGTAGAGTGCAAGAGATCCCTGCATAAAAGTACGATTTCAGCGATGTGGCGTTTATCTAAGTTGCCACAGAAACTTCGGGGGCAGAATTGTGAACTGCATTTTCCACATCTGCAATTCTACGTTCTTCCAGTTTGATCTCAGTAATAATACCTTTAATGGTATTATCAATTTCGACCATGTTAAGAGTATATTTACCATTTTGCTCATACTCCAACTGCCACCTCAACTCCAAGGACCGTTTTTGTTTGTACAGGTCTTCGGTCATGACTAACCTCCTCATAGGTTATGCGTCTGGGAATATCTCTATACATTCCCGTTGATTCCCATTTTATACTCTTTTCTCCCAATTTGTCAAGGATAGAGCGTTCAATAGATTTACCATTATCCTCCGCTAAAACTTCAAATTTAGCGTGATAATCGTAGGCCCAAATGTTAACTAGAAATTTCCTCATATTCTCACTGTATTTGTAAAATGAGGCGGTTTTAAGGCCGCCTCATTTAAAGTTAGTTATTACGCACCAGCTGATCCGTAAATACCTCTCCAGTCAGATGCTCCAAATGAGTATCTTTCCCGAGCTTTGTATCTAACGTTGCCAGTATCGAAATCCCCTTCCATTGAAGTTTTCAATGGTGATCTATCGAAATGTTTCATTCCGTTAGGCACATCAGTAATCAAAAACCATGCGTCTGTATCACTTAAGTAATTGTTCACATGATATCCTTCAGGAACAACACCTAGTGATTTCACAGGGTTGATGTCATTATCAGCTGTACCGATTCTACCTTGAGATTTCATCAATCTCTCAGCAGCAAATTGAACGTTCACAGGAAGAATTAATTTCCTTGCTTGCGCTGCAACTTTAAGACCTCTTTCATCTTTGAAATTAGCAATGTCTATAATCGCTGTTTCTAAAGATGTTTCATTAAGGTCTGCGGCAGTTGATATAACATTTCTTTGATCACCAGAAAGCGTTGGGTGGTCTGTAGTAATAAGAACTTTTCCGTCTCCAAACGTTGGGTTTGTAGCGGAGTAAAATCCATTATTAAGTACATTCGCACCTTTCGTATTCTTAGTGCTTGCCATTGAACGAGCCAAAGCTTTTGTATATCTAGAAGCTAATCTATCGTAGAGGTTATCTTCGATAGCTTCTTCTGTGATAGCGAAAGCGAGTGCAATTGTTTCGTGCGTATACCTAGCTGTATATGTTTCCTGAGCGTCGTCGTAGCTTACGCCTTGACCTTCAGGTTTCACAGCAGCATCGCCGAATCCAGAAAGCATTACTTCCTCTTCGAAAGCTCTGTCAGAAGATTCACTTACGAAAATCTCCTTCGTTTGGTCTGGGTAACGTTTGTATTCAAGTCCGAATAGTGCATTCAGACCTGGTTCTAGTTCTTTAACTAGTTGTGCTCTTGATATAGCCATGTCGTTATGCTCCTATGCTGTCTTAACCGCTCTGTCATAGTAAATAGATTCATTGAATCTTACTATCCAGTTCGAGTTAGCTGAACTTGTATCACTGTTTGAAGGATCTCCTGATAAACGAAGTATTCTAAAAGTAGCAGTATTGCTTATTGAAGCAGTATGCAGCTCTTCATTAGAACTTCCATTTACAGTCGAACCAGCAACGTATGTAGCCATGTCAATAAGATTACCAGCATCAGATTGCGTTAAAGTACCTGCAGTCTGAGCTTCGTAAAGTTGTTGAGGGTTATCATAAACAAACGCATCAATATATCCTTGTGTGATGTTAATCGCACCGGGATAATAGTTTTTCCATGTTGGTTTCTGAGTTGTCGGGTCGTTATAGAAACAGCCATTGAAGATACCCACGTTATTATTGTCGCCAACTGCTGATGGAGCGATATATCCTGCAACGGACGTATTAGTTGGTCCATCGCTTCCGCCATCTCCAGTCATAACTACATCACCTTGATAAATCGCAGAAGTGTAGTTGTCATTAATTTGGTACTTGGAAGTACCTTGGGTCTCATAGCTTGATCCCATTCCGCCAACGGCTCTAAAACCGAATGGAGCGTCTTGGTTTGCCATATTTGTTCTCCTTGTCCATAGTTTTACCTATAGACGGTTAATTTAAATCAGTGATAGGGAATTGGTTGTTATCCCGAGAATTGTTAAAAAATTAACTTTTCTTTGTACCACCGAAGGTTACACGAGATTGTCTATCTTGTGAGATAGGCATACTCTTATGTTGTTCCCTTCTTAAATCGCGTTCTAAAGCCTCGTTACGTTCTTTAGTTTGTTGAGCAAAATACTCATTTCGCGAGTCCACGATTTCTTCCGGAACCCTAGACAACACTAGGCCACCATGGCCGATGATACCTGCATATTTTCCTTCTTTGTAAGAAGGGAATTGGTCATTTGGATATTCATCAGCTCTCACTAATTCGTATCCTGATCTAAGTCTGCCTTGGATGTTTTTAACATCATCAAAGCCCATTGACTCAGCTCTTAACCATCTATGCTTAAACCCTTTTGGGGGTTCGGGCGCATCTAGCGCTGATGGAGGAGTCCATACTTTTGGTCTTTCAGTTTTAGACCGAGTTTGACTCGCACGAGGGGTTTTATTGGTTTCTTTTTCCATATGCTTCTAAGCCTCCGTGTTTATTAATTGTTTCGCATATTCTTCGAGTGGCACACCTAATTTTTTAGCAATAGTTACTTGTGAAGGTGTGAGTTTCACTTGTTTGCGACCAGTTTTTACGCTTCGTCTTACCGGAGCAACCGTCTGAGCGGGTTTAGTCGATCTAGTTTCACTTTTACCAAATTTATGCGGAAAGTCAACCCTTATTCTTTTGTCTACTTCTGCATAGTATTCATTAGATTTAGGATCAAATCCTTCTTTTTCAACTAAATCTTTATGAATCTCGAACGCTGTAAATGTCATAGCTCGGTCTGCACCAAACCATGAATTCTTAGCGGCCCATTCTTCAGCTTTCTCATCAACTTGGGGCAAAGACGGAGTTTCCGTCGGTCCTCGTTGATATGCTGGAGTTTGAGGTTGTGCTTGATAGGTTTCCTCTTTTAGTTTTTGAGATTCAATGGTTCTTGCATCCCCGGTTAATGCACTAAGTTCTGTTTGTGCTTCAACTTGTTTTGCAGTGTCCCCACCTTCAATTGCTGCAGCTAGTTTGCCTTTAACAGCTTCTAACTGGCTCTTGATTCTAGTTTCTGAATCTTTCAGAAACGTCCTATCTAATTTAGCATACCGTTGTTCCCATGCTTTACGTTTTTGCTCAACGCTATCCGCATAATGAACAGCAGCATCTTTTTGACGTTCTGCTTCTCGCCACTTTCTTGTTAACTTAGCAATCCTTTTTTGAACCCCTTCGCTATACTCTTCTAGCTTTTGGTCCCCTTCCGGTTTACTTTGTTCTTGATCGTCCTTGCTATCTCGAACATCTGACTGCTCATCAGGTTTCGGAGATGTGTCATCGGACTTACTAGGCTCTTCAACAGTTTCTTTAACTGTTTCATCTTTTACCTCTACTTCCTGTTCCGTTTCTTTTACTTTTTCTTCTGGTAACTCGACCTCGGCACCCGGACCACTAGTGTCAATGTCTACCATTTTGTCTTTTTCTACTGGCATAGTTTTACTCCTCTATGATTATTAATATTCATGCAAGAGATCCTCTGGATTCTTGACGGTTGCTAAGACTTCATCGTCATTTAGCATACGCACTTCTCCTCCTTCAATTTTAATCCGTGATCCAGCGTATCTTGCGAATAACACCCAATCACCGATCTTGCACCAAGGACCTTGTTTATACCTCTTATAATCCCGGTAACAATCTGGACCCATAGCTAAAACTAATCCACATTGAGATGCAACTTGTTGCCTCTCAATAACAGTTTCTGCTAGGATAACACCACCTCTAGTTTTCTCTTTCATTTGAAAAGGTAAAACTAAAATTCTCCAACCTGTTGGTATGGGTAATTTATTTTTTTCTGGTGGTTTATTTCTTTTAGCTTCTTTTACTGCTTCTTCTTCCGCAGCTTTTTTTAATTCTGGTTCTAACGCTAATTTAATTTTTGGGACTTCGTTCGTCTTTGTCGATTCTGATAACGTTTCCTGTGTCTTCATAATGCTCCTTCTTTTCTAGCAGGTTGGATATGTCCTGTAAGACAGCTTCATAAGCTGCAATTTGTCCAGTAATATATTTATATTTATCGAAATTGTCAATAGCACCGGACGTTACTCCTAATGACAATGATCTAAGTCTTATTTTTATTTCTCGTTGTAATTTTAATACAAAATCAAATTCTGACATTATTTCTTCTTCTTTTTCTTTTTCTTCTTTTTGCCTACAGGTTTACTCCCAT